CTGCGGCTGTTCCAGTATTAATGTATGCACCGACTGCTCTATTAACTACTCCTTTGTCTGTTGTCTGTGTTGATGTTATAGCTATTTTACTATCCTTACCTTTCTATTATTTATATATAATTTTTAAGCTGAAACTCCATGTTCAATTCTAACTAGGAAGTTCTGGTTAAGAATCTTAGCTACATAAGTAGCTTTCCAACCGCTTGTCGTTCTCTGGTTTAATGGATCTGCTGCTCCTGATGAACCCAAAGGCTTAACAATGTTTTTAAGAGCTTCTCCGGAAATTCTTGATTGACCATAAGCTTCTTTACCGAAGATCAATGTATAGTGAACATCGTTGGCATCTGCTCCTCCTGCTGAACTATATTTAGCATTTGTAGTCCATACGAATCTTACATTTGCTAAAGACCCTAATTCATTTTCCATTACATTTGATTTATTAGGATACTTCTCTACAGGAATCCATCCAGTAGCATCATCCAAGTCAAAGCCTGTATCTTCTGAACAAATACCAACGAATGAATTTCCAACTGGGGTAGTATTGTATCCAGTAGAAGGATCAATCATAGTTCTAATTGTTTTAGCATTAGCCCCTCTTAGGGTTCTAACTGTTTCTTTAACCTCTGCTCTGGTTAATTTCATTGCGGCTGTAACTTCGTCTGTTGCGGTTGCAGTACTAGCATATTGAACAGTTGTACCTGCTGCAATTACGTCTCTACAAAGTTGATCTAAAGAATCGCCTGCCTGTTCTCCCAAAACCTCTGCGGCTTCGGTCAAAACTGGATCAATGCTTTCTCTTAAAACTTTATCAGTAATAGTTACATAATCACCATAGTCAAGGACTGTGGCTGTGGTATCAGTTGTACTCAATTGTTTTCCAGTAGGAGTTACACCTTCTGTTAAAGCTGTAGTCTGGGCTGTTAAAGACCCATAAAGACGAAACTTAATAACATTAGTTCCAGAATTACTTGGAATATCTCTAACTTGAGCGAATTTGTTGTGGGCTAAATAAGGAGTTGCTCTAACAAGCAATGTTTTACTATAGAAGTTATTAACTTCTGCTGCTATTTCTGTTCTAGTTGTGAGGTCTGCCATTTTGTTTTAGTTTTAAATAATAAAAAAGCGCTCGGCTTTCGCCTTACGCTCGGTTGTTCCGTTTAACGTTTGTAATTGTCTTACAATACTATTATTTCAAAATCAAATAATGTTGTCAAGCACCAATATAGCTACGAATTTATAAGGATTCTCTAACTCTTTTGCCGGGCTTGTCATCTTCTCTATCAAGCAAAAAGTCTTTCCCTGCTTCTTGAGTTTGCTTATAAGAATTTGCTAACACATCTGATACTTGTTCCGGAACATCAAAATATGTTCCTTTTGGAATAATTGTTTTATATCCATTAAGAATAACTGTTTCAAATGCTCCGCTAATATGTATTATCTCTTTTCTTCCCCTAACAGTAACTTCTCTGACTACTCCTGGTTTTTCTTTTCCTTCAAGAGGCAAGAGGATTTTAACTTTAGGTTGGCCTTCTAGTTTATTTCTCATCCTTTCGGCTTTAGTTAACCAATTCTTAGCATCGGTTCTCTTTTGTACTGGATTTTCAGGAGGATTGAGTGTTTTAACCTTCTCTACCTTTTCAACTACATCCTTAGCCTTTAAAGTGTTGATCGTGGCAATAAGTGGAGCTTTGTTTTTAAAACCATCCATGCTCTCTTTAGGCATCCCAAGTTTAACTGCTTCTTCTTTAAGTTCTATTAATGTTAATTCGTTTTGATCGTTCATGTTTTATATATATAAATAATTATACTCTCATCCCTTTAGACTTTGCAATTTCGGCTTCAACTTCTTCATTAGAGGCATTAGCCCAATCTTTCTTTTCTGTAGTTTCTCTAGTTGTAGTGCTACCATCTTTTGTCGCTGCTGCTTTTTCTTGTGCTTCCCTCTCTTTAACAGCCCCTATTTTCTGTTGGTCATTTGCTGAAACCATTGCAGCTATATTTTTAACTGTTACATTCTTGTAGGAATCATGGGCTAGGTATTTGAGAATAATAGGCTTATATTTAACCATTTCTGGATTCTCAACGATATAGGAGTTTACTTCGATTTCATCATTTTGCTTTTGGATCTTTTCTGTTAGTGGAGTCATTCTCTTATCGACTACTTTCCCGATTGCCTTTTCGTCATCTGAGTCAATTTCTTCTTCTTCGTCATCACTATCTTTTTTGGGTTCTTTTAGTTTTTCTCTAGTTTCTGGGGTTATCTCATCTACATTGATATTTTCTTCTTCTTCTTCTTTTTCTTTTTCTTCGGCAACTTTTTCAGGATCCTCTGAGGTTTCTGGGGTTTCTTTTTCTATTTCATCAGGGCTTTCGCCTTTGATATTTTCTTCTTCTATTGGTTTTTCCATTAACTAATTATAACTATTGTAAATATTATTGTCAAATGTTTTATTTAGATTCCTTTTGTTTTGGATATGGGTCTAACTCAACTCCGAATTTTTCCCCTGATTCATACTTTTTGATTAGTTCTTCTGGCGTAGATAAAACGTTTTTATAAACCAACAACTTATCTCTTAATCTATCAATATCTTCTTTTGTTTCATCTTTCCCACCATTAAGGATACTTTCTGTAACTACCTCAATATTTGCCCTTAGAACCTCGCTAATGAGCTTCCAGAATGATGTATTGACACCAAGCTTAAGAGTAGCTAGGTTTGCATCTATCTTTTCTTTACTATCGAAGAGGTCGTCTTTCATGCTAATTGGCTAGGTTGTATTGGTTTGGTAGCAGGGCCCAATTGAGGTGTTCCCGTTGGTTGTTGAAACTCTGTTGCCAATTCATCTTCTGGGAAAAACTCTGGGTTAACCTTTTTAATTGATAATGCTTCTTCGTGTGTTTTCCTGTGGGCTTCTGTTGATTCTGTTTCTACTGCTTTTGAATGAATTTCCAAGTGAACATTGTGATCGTCCTCTACTTTAACTTCAACAACATCGTTCTTGCTTAATCTATCGTTCTCATCTTCTGCTATTCTTTCATCAATAGTTGGAGGTAATAATCTTTCAAGCTCATCTTTTTTAAGTCCATGTAGTTTCCCTAGTTTCTTTAATCCATATCTTCTATTTGAGGTTGGGTCTTGGAACACCAAAGAAAAGAATACTGTTAGAGAATTACGCTCTTCCAATTCTCTAGCCCTACTTAGAACTTGACTCTCAATCTTTATATCAGGATCAAGTCTTCCTATAAGGTCTATTTTCCTTAATGGCCTCCATTTGTTACCAAAGGCACCGACTAATCTAATTACCTTTTCATCAATGTTAGAGGAGAAGTTATCCTTGTAAACCTGATACCATTGTCGCCAAAATCTATGTTCACTCCATCCGAACACCTTAGCGGATAGTGAATATCTTGTATCAACATTACCGGAAATTAGGTTAGTCTCTCCAAGTGGTCTATCTTTTTCTGATTGAGCCCCCTGTTGTATATCTGGAGTTGCAGTCGCTCTCTCAGCAGAAGCGGCAAGTGAAGTATAAATGAAATCCAAAAGTTGCATATTTGGTCTTGATTTTACGAGAGGCATTATAGCTGTGTTTAGGTTCTGGTCTTTAGGGTCAACAGGAATAAACTTGTTGATTTCAAAATTAAGATCGTTTCTGTTAGTGATTTTATTTGAATCGTAAATATACATTGGGTAGATGTCTGCTTTCATTGCCTCTAGCCCTAAATTCTGTGCTACTGCTCTAGCTCTCTGCTTATCCTCTGTTAGATCAGGAATCGAGGTACCATCCCAATCGTGGGAGTGAGGATATAATGCTCTATCAATAAGAGGCCATTTATCATGCTTCAATTTCTGAATCCCGATAACCTTAGACCTTTCATTAGCAAGCCAAACCTTTACTTTTGTGATCTTCCCATCTATTTCATAATGCGTGTACCAAACTGTAATAGTATATTCTGCGTTAGCACCAAGATGTGATTCAGCTTCAAATTGAGATGTTTTCTGGAATCCTCCGGCTTCTTCTCTAGCATCAATGGCATCCTGTAGAATTGATTGAACGCCCCTACCAAAGTTAATGTCATCAAAGTTGATATCCTTGAACATGTTTGGATTTCCCTCAATAGCATCTTTTGTCATTCTTGCTTCGTAACCCATGAATCTTGCAGCACCTTTACCAGTCTTATCTCCATTAACAGAACTTGCAAATGGATCTCTTAGAAAAGGAATAGGGTCTAAAACATGAGGTACTGGTAAATAAACGCCTTTCTTTGGATCTCTAATGTATTCTTCTAGTGAAATAACCGCTCTACCGAAAAATGTAGTATTCCAAATCCAGTCATAATCTAATCTATCTTTCTCCATTTCTGTATAGTCATATTCGGCCATAGCAGTTAAGTTGTCCCCTGAATCCTCATCTCCTTCTTCTCTTCCACTAAACTCAACACTCAATCTATCAACATATAAGGAAGCTAGAACTGTTTGGTGGATTGTGAACATGGTTGTATCTCCAACCTTATCTTTATCTCTCTTTTGGTTGTTGTAAAGCTTTAACCTAATTCCTTGTTCGTCTTTCTTAGGCTTTTGATGTTTCCAAGCGATAATATACTCAACAATTGATTGGCGAGCTAAACTAGCATAAAGATCATCATCATTTACCTTTTTTATTGCCTTTTCTATATTGGTTATCATTTAAGTTTAATTCTTTAGCTTTTTAACGTTTTTCTTAGAATCCTCAAACATCTTTACAGACTTCTTCATCTTCTTGTCTAAAGTGTTCCCCATTTTATGGTCAATCGTGGCAGCCGCTCCAGCATAACAAATGTCTCTAGCTGTCTGTATCTGTCCCTTAGTAAGAGTTTTCCTTCCCTTATCCGGAGATATAACAATGTATGAAGAATAAAGCTCGCCACCATAAACTGCATCCCAAATGAAAATGTCTCTGTCAATCATCCGAACATATATCCTGTTCTTCTCATATGTCATCGACAACAAGACTTTCATTCTGCCTCTAATCTTTTTAGCCTTTATTCCTTCTTTTTTCACGTCCTTATTTAATATCTTTTACATCGACAAAAGCATTTTCAAGCTCCACATATATCTTAGCATTTCTCCCAATTAGAGGGCTTCTTTCAGTTTTCCCCATCTGGTTTGTGCTAAGTGTTCCGATTTCATATACTTTTTCAAACATATCTTTAACTTTGGCAAAAGCTTCTCTATCTTTGAAAGTAAACTTTTCGGTTTGTTTCCCAAGTTCGTTTATCTTTTCGTTTGCCTTTTTAGCATCCTTTTCCTTTCCGGCAACTTCTGAAATCTCGTCATCAAATTTGAAGACGGCTTTTTCTATAACTTCAAGGAACTGAAATCTTTTCCGGTTATCAGACCTATTTGCTACTTCATAATTGGAAAGTAAGTTGTAAAGAGTTCTTGCCTGTTCTTTAGTCAGGGTTAGGAGTTTTTCCATGTTTTTAAAATATTAATAACAAATACAGTATATCACTATTTTACAAGTGCTGCTGTAGCTTCATCAATCTTTTCTTGAACCTTAGCTATATCTGCATCAAGACTTGTCTTTTGTTCATTTATTCTAGCAATCTTTTCCTCTAATTGCTTAATAGTAAATGTTTCTGTTTGAGGTGCATCAAAAGTCCTGACGATAGGTTTA